GAAGCATCATGAAAGTAAAGTCATCTGGTTGCAACGCCATACTAAATGAGCCTTCTGCAATTTTCTTGCTAAGGACTGCTTTTGCAGCACCGTAGTAGTTCATATCATTTCGCTTTAGCACATCAAAGGATTGTTGGAATGATTCCGATTCAACTTCACCGACTGCTTCTTCGGAAGTAACAGGTGTGTTAAACGTCACTTCTTTTGCAGCCGAAACATAACGTGTGTGATGGGTAGGCATGAATAAACCATTTGTGGTTTATCTTATAACACTTTCTCACACTTCTCGCAAGAACATCCGAATCTTTTTCATATAAGTTAGGTTTAGGACGTGAACGCAAACAACTTCGTCGTCATCCACCTTACTATCTAATGTCGAATCGTAAGAAATTAGGGAATCGACACCATGCTCCAATCCTGTTTTTGTGTAAAGTTCGTCGAATACTTCTCCCATAATCGACGCACCGAGACGATATGCATTGCGATAATCTGTGCCTCTCGTTGTGACGTAGATAATGACATTGTATCTTTGGTCGGTTCGAGTTCCTGCCAATGTCAAAAATTCTGGTGAGTCCACCTTTTGCGTAAGCACATGGATAGAAGGAGGGTGAATCCTACTAATCATAGCATTAGATGATAAGTCATAACCATAGACAATCGCTGCATCTCCGACGTGGGTTCGGATATAGTATCGACGTGAGTCTTTGAGAATGTTCACGATGTTAAATCCTGTCTGATGTAGTGTGCTTGTAGTCCAGTCGCTCATGTCCATTTCATCAGGAGAGTAAGCACCAAAAGAAGTGTAATAAACGACATACCAATCAACTTCTCCACTTGTATTTCCAAAGAAAGCACCTTGCGAAGAAGATGAAGAACCTGTCGTTTGGATGTAATGGGTTTCGCCATCATCATCTTCGACAATCTCATAGAAGTATAAATAAGCATCTCCATTGCTATCGAGAGTCAATCGCAAAAGAAGGGGAACAGCAGCATCTTCTGTCATAGTGATGTCCAAATTTGTTTTGCTAACTGTCGATGCGCCTACTAACTTTATGCCTGTATTTGTTCCGTTTGACTGCACTTCGACTCGATGTGTTCCATTGTCAAGAGCGAGCAATAGTGTGCCATCAGAAGGAGTAGATTCATAACGAATACCTGCTATAATTGACAAGTCGTTGTCGTCATTTGCGACAGTCTGTTTCCAGACTCCATTTGCTATTCTCCAAGCATCACCAGTTACAGCACCGCCAGAACCACTTTCGAGAGTCCATGCTGTGTTGTTGTCTCCTACGGGATTGAGAGGGTCATTGCCTCCAAGTCTTGCGTTCCAATAATGACTTTGTTTTGCTATTGCCATAGTATCATGCTCCAAATCCAGATATTATTCCTGCTGAACGAATAACTTCTTTGACGTTCTTTTCAAATTCTTTTTGCGATTCTCTATCAATGACTTTCATGTAATCAAAAGTTTTCTTAAATCCAGGATGACTTCCTTTCTTCATCATAGCGTTTGTAAAATCACCAGGAAATCCTGTTTTCTTATACCAACCCGCACTACTTCTTACCATATCAGGTAAATAGTGTGGATATTTGTATGGTTTATGTCCTTTTGCTACGAGCAAAGATAGATTCATACCACGACTTCCTACACGCCCTTCATGCGCTTCTTCGATGGTTCGTCCAGAATGCACACGAATAAAATTAGTGCCAGGGACTTCGTCTTGTCGCAAAGCATCTGCAATTGTGACATAGATGTTTTTGCTCGGCCCTTCTCCCCAAGATGGAGGAACGACTGTTCCTTTTAGTGGTCCTGCCATTTTTCGCAATTTGCCTTTCGTAATATCAATAGCAACTTCTAACGCTGCTTTGAGTGCAGTCTTGACGTGTTTTTCGCCCTCGAAGCCTAATTTGTTAAGGGATTGAATAAGTGGTTCATCATTCCAATCGAGGCGAAATTGCATTTGATATGCGCCATTTGTTGCCATTGTCGCCTTGCCTCTTTGGGTGTAGCCTCTTGGCCCACCCCTGTTGCCATGACGAATTGTTCGACGCACCATACTATCAAGCCTGTCCTAAGTGAGCAAGCCTTTGTAGTTGCATTTCACCACGCTCTCGAAGATTCTTGCCTCTCAAATCTGGTGAATTTTGATGAGTAGCCTCATCTTCCATGTATATGCCACTTGCCATATCAGCACATATTTCTCGCAAAACGTGAGCCATCTCTCCTTCTTGAACTGCTACGCCTGTTGCGTGGTCAAAGGAAAGTCCTGTGACTCCTGTCAAATCATTACCTGCTTTTCCTGTCCAATCAAAGGAATCTCCATCGACGTTACCAGAACCTGCTGATGAAAACGATGAAGCATCTGTAACAGTAATTGTCGTAGCACCTGCTGTAACTGAACCATTTAGCGTAGTATCAGCGATAGACTTGCTTGGCTCGTTACGACCATAGTCAAGGAAGCATTGGTCAATTCCAATAGATGCCCTGCGAATACATGAAGTAATTCGACTTGTTGCTCTTGTGCGCTGTGCGCTATCGAGACCAAGTCGCATTCCTACATCGGACACAGAACAGTAGTATGTCATTACTTAACCTCCAACAACCTTTCGACAAGAACTGCTTTTACGCCATCTGTATCAAGACCATGCTTTTCACAAAGAGCAATAAGTTCAGCCTTTTTCATTTTCGACAATTCCGATTTCGATGGAAGAGAATCGACGATTTCTTCCACGTCATCAATGATGTCTTTTATTTCGTCTAAGGTTATCTTGCCATCAGCAAAATACTTACGATACAACTGATAACCACTTGCTACTACGATGCCACCGATAGCAGCATAATATACTATTTCATTCATTTTTATCTCTCCATTCAATTGCTTTTACAGAAGAGTGAGGAAGCGACATAAACGGCCTATCTTCACCCACCCTATACAACTTATAACCATGTGGTGTTTCTTCAATCTTTACCCTCGAAAAACACTTTTCTGGCGGAATATATACTATCTTACCTATTTTTGCCATTTGACTTCACCTTTTTAAATATACTGTCTGTTTTAACTTGCTGTTCCATTACTTGCTTAACGTATTCGTCTAACCATTTATCCATATTACCACCCATCAATAGTTGCTTGAGATGGGGGATTGCCCCAATCACTAGGCCAATAATTATCAATTAAAATTATACTACCGTTTACTTCCATAAACAGTATGAAGTGTTCGGCATAGACAAACTTTGTAAATCCTGCATTATGCATACCTGTAGTCATTTGTTCTGGTGTCATTATACCAACTCCGTGATTGTGAAATAAGTAAGTGAGTTTAGTGATGCTTGGATGGTAACTGCGCCAGATGCCCCTGCAAAGTGCGCTATCTTATTTCCTGCCTGTAAGAAGACTACCGACGAAAGCATATTGTCCTGCCCGTTACCACTTAGTCGTCGTAAAATATAAGTATTATACCCTGCACCAGTATCAATAAAAATTAATGACAACGCCCATGTTGAAGCAACACCAGCATACCATGAGGCAGTGACCAAGTAAAAACCATCTCTCGGTGCAATAAACTCATTTTGAACAGGGTCATAGTCCCCTCCTGTGTCATACAGTATTTGGTCATGAGCCACCTTCAATGAACCTGAACTGTAATTTTGATTAGCACCCATAAAAGCATATACTCTTGCTTTGGTGGTAATGTCGTTAATTAAGTTGGTGTTTGTGTTAATTAGACTAGTATTTGCATTTGCTAATGGTGTTGCTATTGGGTCTGTTTCAGTTTGGACATAATCGACACCAGGAACAGCAGGTGAAATAGTCCCTAAACCATCAGCCTTTACAATGCCATTTATTGCACCAACCACAGGGTCGCTTTCACTTGTAAGATAAGGAGTGGAATCAAGTGAGCCATCGCCCTTTACGAAATCATTAACGGTTCCTCCACTTGTAACAAGTGCCGATGCAGTAATTGAGCCTGTTACGCTAAATTGATTGGGAACATCATTTGTTCGGCCAACGCCTGTTACTTTAACAGAAGCGTTACTTGCATGGGCTTTCATAAGAATACCGACATTTTGAATGAGATGTGTGTTGCCCGTAGGTTTGGTGTTTGTCAAAGCACCTGCCGTTGTAGGAGATACATACATAGTTTCTCCTTCTGTAAAATTAGCGGCTATACCATTTGCTTTACCAAAAGCAACAATTAGACCCTCATCCCCTAAAGCAAGTGTTTCATATGCTATACCAATACAAGGCATGGTTGTAGATGAATCAGCCCTTGCTTTTTTTACCCCAACTACATTCGCATTGTGAGCATCAAAGATATACACGGCTTCTCCTTTGCTAATTGCTTCTCTTGCTTTTACACGCAAAAAGAATATATCATTGTAATCATTAACAAATGAAGTGCCATCATGTCTAAGGATTTGAGTTTCAACGGCAGATGTAACATCTACATCACCTAATTCATCAAGGTCATAATCGCCTTCCGTAGCAACAACCGCACCTGTGCGACCAAAAACAGAAGATACTGAACCTCCTCCAGATACTGTTTGCCATTCTATCCCATTAGCAGTAGCATTTGTCGCAAGAACTTGATTTGCTGTTCCAAGACTTGTGAGACCTGTTCCTCCGCTACTAAAACCTAAAACATCGCCTGTTTCAGGATAGACATAGTAGCCATCAGCGATAGGAATAAATCCCCACGTTCCTTTAATTGTAGGGCGATTAACAAGCATAATCGCAGAACCTGTGGTATCATCGGCTTTAAGCGAAACTCCTGTTTCTACTGTAAGGTCATTGAGAATAAGTCGAGTTGCAGGACCAATTGTAGCCCATGTACCAACTCCATTTAAGTTACCAATAACCATTTTATGAAACGAAAAAGTACCAGAATACGCTGCTACATTACCAGAAACAGGAACATAAAATCCAGAAGATGTCGCTTGGAATGTCCATGTAGCATAGCCTCCATCAAATGAAGTAGCACTACAAACAAATTGATTTTGCGAACTTCCTTCTGTAATCCACTTTTTATTGCGACTTTCAGCACTTGGGTTTATCGTCGGTGCAAATGTTACACCGCTTCTTACTATTAACTGAAGAATTTTTACATCTGTTGCATTTGTTACGCTTGGGACGACATATTCTGGCGTATATGTTCCACTTGATAAATCGAGAATAGGATATTCTCCACAATCAAAATAGATTGTTCCTGTCGCCGCAATCTTAAATGTAAGATTACCTCGACTTGTTGCATTGTCATAAGGACTTTCTGTTGCGCCAATAAGAATATAGCAAGAACTTGATTTGTATGGGGCAGTTCCAGAAAACGCAAGTTCTGTTGCACTTGTAACACTTATGAGAGAATTTGAATTTATTTGCAAGCCATTAATACTTACATCTGTTCCATTAAATATAAGAAGATTTGTGCCTTCGTGTTTTATTTCACCTATATTGAAAATATCCCATGTGCATCGTTCAGATGAAGTTCCATCAAAGGATGCAGTATCTCCTGTTCCTGGAACTCCTGTGGGAGTCCAATTACTCGCTGTCGAAGCGAGACCTGCTGAAGTTGCTGACCAAATGTATGTCGCCATTATGCTACATCCTGCCTACTATCGGTCTTATTGATAGCAAAGGCAGTTCCGCCCGCTTCGGATATAGCGGCTAACAACTCATCTGCTCTTTGCTCAAAACGGGCTAATTGCGCCCTCACTCGTATATCTTGTTGTCGTTGCATATTTTCTGGAACGTAGGAAGGGATTGTATCGAGCATAACTCGCAAGCAATCGCAAGCAACCAACATTTTAATTGCTGATTCTGTTTCAGTTGTTTCGACACCTGTCGAATCACCGAGACCGTAAAGACTTGCTGAACGAACCTTTTTGGTAACTTCTTGTGTGCGAATAGTAATGTATTCACTAATTGTTTCCTCATTCAGTCCTCTCGGTCTGTTGAGTAAATCACGAATCTGACTTGTCGTTACCGCCACTCTTCTTCACTTCCTTTTTCTTAGCAGGGGTTTTCTTTTTTGCAGGTGCTTTCTTTTCTGGTTTGGGTTCAGAATATGTTTCGGTTTTTGGCACGTCAATAAGAGTGTGAATGTCTGGATTGTAATACGCTCGACCCAAAGGCCACATTGCGCCCGTCTTGATAAGGTCTCTTGCGAATTGACTGTTTGGAATCCAAACTACTGCACCGAAAGGAATTTCAGCAGGGAGTTGTTGGCGACCATAAAAACGAGACTTGATTCGTCGAAACAAGTAACCCATGCCTTTTTCCCATGAGTTAAGGCGGTGCATCATTGCATCGTAGGTATCTTCTTTGGGAAGTGGTGTTCCCTTATCCTTCAATGCTTTTGCTACTGCCGCTTTACTCTTCATCCTTAACAACCTCTTCAATTACTTGCTCAATTGGCCTGTCATCTTTCTTAGCCTTAGCCTTCGGTTTGGGCTTTGGCTTTGAGAAAGTAGCGCATAGGTCTCGAACAACTCGACGATTGACTTCTTGCGAAACCAATTTCGCTTCATCTGCTGTTAGAGTCCTACCTAAGATGCGCTCCGCATACTGAACGAGGAACTCTCCTCTTTCAGACAACTTTATTCACCTCAAGCAGTAATGTTGGTAATCTTACAGATGCGGTTGTTCTTTCCGCTTGCTGCACCATCTTGCATTTCGTGGACGATGCAACCCATGTAACCAGTGAGCATCCAATCGTAACCGACACCTGGAATACGGGTCAATTCGGTCTCTTGGAATCCATCACCGTTATATTGGAAGAATTCAGCAGTCTCGCTACCTGGGATGAGGAGGAGAGCGTCATCAGCGAGACGAGAGTTACGGGAGTAGTAAATCGTCAAGTTGCTCATTCGCTTCAAATGCTCCTCAAGGGACTCAACGACGTTTCCGTAGAGAGTCGTTTGTAGGAGAACGCTTCGGTGCTTGGTAGGAACGATGAGTGCCATAGGCTCGTTTCCAGAAACACGGCCATTCTCAAAGACCTTGTCCATAGCATCGAGGATGTTTGCTTCAGCGTCACCGCTTGCAGCGTCCCATTCCGAACCACCTGCGACGGTTACAGTTTGTCCTGCGCCTCCAAGAAGAGTTTCGAGGATGAGGTCGTCAATAACGTCAGCCATGTTTCGGACGATAGCAAGTTGCTGTCGGTCAAGATTCTCGAAGGACTCGCCTCGTAGAAGAGTGGAGTCGAGGAAGATACATCGACCCATACCCTTCTTGAGGTGGACGGAGTAGTTGCTTGTTCCAATCTTGGTTGGGTCAGCAACTGCATTGTCAGCAAGTGGGTAGGTAAATGTTCCTTCAGCACCAGTGTAGAAGGTGAACTCAAGCCAACCGACTCGACGGACACCGACGACTTGTGTTCCGACTGCAATCAAAGTGGATTGTAGTTGGATAAAGTCACGGAGGGTTTGTTCGAGGACTGCATCGGATTGTCCGAATGGTCCTGCTGCTGCTTCAACTGTCAAAATTTGTTCTAATGTCTTGTTCATATTTTTCATCTCCTATATCTTATATTAACCTCAAGCGATGTCTGCACCCGACGTATTTACAGGGATTAGGTCTCCATCAGCAGTAGTAGTTGTTCCTTCTCCGACGTAGATTCCCAATTTCTTGTTAGAACCTGCGGTCTTTGAAGCCAAACCACCAGCATCCACATAGACAGTGTCGCCCAAAGCATAAGTTAGGCTTGTCTTAGAAGCGACCATAAGGACTCCGCTAAGTGGGTAGTAAGCAATTGAGCCGCCAGAAACCAATCCGCTTGCATCACGCTCGGACTCATCAGCCGAGACACCGATACATACTTCGGTTAGTGCGCTCAAATCGAGCGTGTTTGTTCCATCTTGTGCAAGCAAGTAGCCTACGCCTGTGACGGTGCTTCCTGCTTTTAGTGTTCCGTTTCGTGGGGGGTTAGATTCATATACCATATTTTTTCACCTCAAATCAAGTTTTTCTCCTTTGCTTCTGCATAAAGAGGAATGTCAATGTTTTCGCCATTGTAGGACTTTCGGAAAGCGGAAGCCCATGCGTTGTAAGCCTTTTCGTAAATTGCTTCTGGTGTCTCGACTACACGTCGGTTTAGGAAGTTAGCGACGACAGGGCCATCGGTAGCGACGGATTCTTCGACTTCGACAGATTCGCTTGCAACGACTGGCTTCATATCGACTTCTGGTCGTGCAGCCTCGAAGGAAGCGATGATGCTTTCGATGGTTTCAGCAGAAAGTTCAGTTACACCTGCAATGCCCATCTCGGTTGCTTTTTCGACAAGAGCGAGGCGGGCTTCTTCAGCCTTCGCTTCTTCTGCTGCCTTGATAGTGTTTAGTTCTTCTTCTCGCGCTGCGAGCGAAGCCTTAAGTGCTTCGATTTCTGCTTCATAATTTGGAGTCTCAACAACCGTCTCTTCGGATGCTTCGATGACTGTCATTTCTTCTTCTGACATGAGATTCACCTTTTCGTTGTTCTTGCCATTATCAGTATGACTATTAAAGGCTTCGTAATTCGCAACTTTCAATGTTATTCTTTCAGCCGTCTCGATATTCGCTCGACTGTAAGCAGGTTTATGGACGATAGCGAGGTGGTCGAAGGAAAAGTCGCTCTCAAAAGTCATAATCATTCGACCATCTTCGGCTTCGACAATTTCATCTGGAACACCTGTTCCGCCAATAGATACTCCATATCCTTGACGTAGCCAAAGTCCAGATTCGAGAGCCTCAAACAATTCTGTGCGATATACGTCAGCCTTGAATCGAACTTCCCATTGACTGCCCATTTTATCGACGATGGATGCTTCTGTCACGATACCAACGACTGCATCTTCGACACCGCCATTCATGTTGCGTTTAAATCGACCAGAATCAGAAGGGGGATGGTTCAAGGTTAAATCAGCACCTATCATTTGAGGGACTGCGAGGTCAGCACCTGCTCTTGTAATTTGCCAACCATTCTTGTTCATACCTTCATGGAAAGCGATACCAGAAATTCGCACGATTTGTCGGCCTGTCTCAGCCTCAATCATCATCTCATCTACATTTACGTTAATATCGACCTCGAATGCTACTTTTACGCACATACCGTCTCGCTTTTCGTAGCCTTCTTTACAGGAGTCTCCGTCGTGATGATAGGCTTCCATTTCTTCTTCGTCATCATGGTAAGATGCCAACTTTTCGCCTGTCTTCTTTTCATATTCTTCGTGAGTCTTTCCAGGCATAAATACTGTCATGTCGCCTTCTTTGTGTGAGTGAATACCATCGAGACCAAGTTCTTTGGCTCTTTGTTGTGCTTCACCAGGATTATCAAAGACATCTTTGCGAATCATTTTTGCTTCTACTGTATCTGAACAGCCACATCCACAGCCCATACTTTCAACTACTGCATCATCTGTTTTATTAAATTCGCTACTGGTATATTCTGTAACAGATTTTCCACGTTCCCACATCTTGCAAGACCAATATCGAGCCTTCGTCTTAGGCCCAGGATTGTCGCAATTGTGACGACTGCGGAAGTTTTTACGTCGCTGTGGGTCGTCACGCTTAATCTCCATGTTCGGGTCGCCAAATCGCACAATAACGACTGTGCCTTTTTCGTTCTCGACATAGACTGCAAATTTCTTTGGTCCTTTCGGTGTTCGGAAAGGTTTGTTGAGTCTAACTTTGCGACCTTTATATTCAGCACCTTCGATTAACTCTTCATTCCAATCTTCATCATAATCTTCATCAAGTGACGCTCTTGGGTGGGATTTAGGAAGCAAATCATTATCTTGTTTGTAGTTGGGATTTGATGGTCGCCCGTTACGCAAAAGATAGAGAAAGGCTTTCACTCTTGCGATTCCCCAACCCCCTCGACTCATGTTCGGTGCGTGGCTTCGGGAAAAAGCACCTGCACCTCGACGATATACAGACTTTAGCGCACCCATGCTTGCTTTGCTGCCTTTGCCTTTTGATGCAACCTTTTTGTTATGCTCGGTCATCATTTTACGAAGTCTTGCTTCTGTTTCTTTGCTGACCTTGATTCCTTTATTTGGTTTCTTTGCTGAACCTGGCTTGTTTTTCTTCGAGCCTTTGCGACGTTCTGATGGTTTAGCAGGAGTCTTACGAGGGTCGTTTTTCCCTGGCCTTCCATACTGCAAAGCACTTAGTTCTTGCTCGGCATCGGGGTCGTTCTTGCGATACCATTCAATAAATTCTTTTTCTGTTTTAGCAGGACTATACAACTTAGTGCCATCAGCGAGTGTCGATTCATGGATTTCTCCATCGAAGCCTATCTCTTTTGATTTTTTGATTGCCCCTTCGCGTGTGCGGAAAAGATAATCTTCCATTTTAGCAGTAGCCTTTTTCTCGAAGTATGAGTTACATACTGCGGCTCGTTGCTTAGGATTACCAAACTCATCATTCATTTTGCTATCGCCCATGCACCTATCCATAAAGTCATCACGGCTTTCGTTAGGCTTGGGGTCTGGCATTATTCTTCACCTTCTGATGCCTCACCCATAATACCGAGGTGAACACGTCGTTCTTCGGCATCCATAAGTTGTAAGTGTTTCTGTGCGTTTATTGCCATAATTCTGTCATGTTCGGCTCTTGCCGTAGCAATGTCTTGGTTTCGCATGACAAGTTCTGGATGAAGATTGATTTCGCCTTGTTGCTCGGACTTCCACAATTCGAGCATAGATGTAACAATAAGAAGGGCAGGACCACCGATAATAGCCAATAGTGTAGCATAACCATCAATATCGTTGATTACTTTGTCATCTCGCAATCCCGACCATATGACGAGGCAAGCAAACGCTACCCATGCCAATACAATTGGAACACCAATCATAAGCATCATTTTGTCATTAAAAGATTTATTTTTCACATTACCACCTGCCCACCGAGTATCGCTGTTACCATAATTGAACCGACACCCATCATCCATTTGATGATGGAACGTCCTATGTTATCTATCATGTCTTGAGTGCCTTTTTGTGTTTCCGCTAAGACAGTAAATTGTTCGTCTGTGCGAATCTGTGCCTCAAGTAGTTTAGCGAGCATCTCATCATGCTTGTCAAGTCTTCGCTCGATTGTATCGAGTCTGTGGTTTTGAACTGCGTCATCACTCGTCATTTTCATCATCTCTTAAGTCCGATGCACCATCTTGGCCGTTTTCTCTCGGAAGCCGACCCATAGGTGCGCTTCCGTTTTCTTTTCGCACGTCGCCTTCGAGTTCTTGTGGAAGTCCTACGATTTCGAGTGCTTGATTGAGAGTGAGTATGCCGTTGGTATAACCGATGTTGGCTCTTTGCATTTTGTTGAGTCTGGTCTCTTCGTCGATTGGCTCAAAGACAACAACTGGCAAGTCTTTCATTTCGTGAGCGATGTTTAGCAATTCCAAGTGTCGGGAAAACAACTTCTTTACAGATTGATTGAGAATTGACAACATTCTGCGAATTGCCTGTGCTGACCATTGGTTAGCCGTATATGTAGCCGCAAATGTGCTTCCTTTCTCTTGACCTGCTGCTACTCTCGGAACTTGCAATACTGCGGCAATGTCAGCATTGACATTGTCGAGGAATGAAGTCGTGTCTGGAATAGCAGTCCTTTGGTCGATGTGTTGGATGCTGACGTAGTCGGGGAAGATTGGAACTTGGTCTCCTCGTAGGCTTTCGAGTGTATCGACGACCTGTTGCATGATGTGGCTTAGTCTTTCACGTTGTTCGTTAGGGTCTTGGATGTGAGCGATGGCTGATTTGTCGATTGTAATAAATTGCTTCGTCATAGCATCTTCGAGAGCGATGCGGTTGTTGATACTGTTATACTTCGCTCGGATAGCCTGTTTGAGGGATGTAAAGCGTGATGCGCCCCAAATACCATAAGTCACACGTTCTTCGCTGTCTGTGAACCAATTACTACGATAGTCGGTTCGGATGTGAAGTATCTCACTTGCAGGGAATTCCTCGAAGGTCTGTTCGCCTTCACGCAGAAGGTATCTTTCAGCAGCGATGACGGGATTGACTTCATCGGCTACTTCGTTGATTCCTCGACTATCGAGAATGGTAATCTGTTTGACGGGAAGATTTTGCACGTCGGTTATACCTTCGCGTGAAGAACCGACATACTTGTTGATGTCGTTGCCATAGACCATCATGTTTCGCATAGCACTGATGAGGAAGTCATCGAAATCGAGGGTCTCTTCGGTAAGTGTTCTTATGGCTTCGCGTATACGAGCGTTTCGTGCGGCCCGATAATCTATCGTGTAGTTGTTAGCGGTGAGGCTAACTGCTCGAACTGCGCCATTCAATTCGGGGTCTAACTTGAGCATCTCGTCGAATAACTCGAAGTCAGTGTCGAAGTTGGTGTTATCTCGCAACTTATTCGTCTCTTCGACGATGTCTGGCATACCTGCTACCAGTGTGAAAGGAGAACGATGAGGAACAGAATATCTGTAATCAGCAGAAATTTCTACTTTTTCATCGCTTTTTGTCTCTTTTTTGCCAAAAAACG